GACCGTCTATAATCATATAAATCAAAGGACTTTGAACTAACTCTTTAAGCCAAAGACTTGTTTCGCTATTCACATAACCTGAGTTAAGAGTATATCTTTGTTTGCTTGAGTTAAAGAAGTTACTTCTTTCGTGTGAGTAAGTATTGAATGTTATCCCTGCGCTTGTCCTTGTGCCTTGTAGTCGATTGTAATTGCTACTTTCTACGGTTATATTGTCATCAGCTATTTGAGTGAAATTAAACGCATCCATTCTGCCCAAAGAATTAAGCCAAAACAAACGGTTATAGTTTCCGTCTCTTGTACACTCACGGTCAATTTTAAAAGTCAGAGTATTTGATACGCTTGTATTTGAACTGTTCTCAAAACTGATTTCATACTTCGCAACATTGTCCGCAATCATAGGTTGAGCCGAACCCGTCGCAACCGTCCAAGAGTTAAGGTTACCTGCACCAACTAACACCGATAAGAAGTGTTCCTTGTCCGTTGTGTCAGCGACAAAGGGATTAGTAAAAGTACTGTTCTTAAGTAGCGTTCCTGCCAAATCATAGGTCTTAACCCTCATTTGATTTGTGCCGTTGGTCGCATAGTTAAGGAATCCAAGCTCGTAGCTATCTCCAACTCTTATGTCTATTGTTGATGGTTGGTTAGTTAAGAAAGTTCCTGAGGTTGTAGGGATGCCTTTATAAACTAAGTCATCTATTGGGTTGTTTATTTGGTTAAGGTAAGTCTGAGCTGAGTTAATTGCATAAATGTAAGAAGATTCTGCACTGGCATAACCACTTATCACTGCTCCGTATTCTTCCCTTATGTTTACTTTAAACTTTTTAAATACATTAACTCCAGTTTTAAAACCAACCGAACCTGCTATTAAGTTAGTCATGTCATAAGACAAATAATTCTCAATAATTCTATGAGCATCTAAGTCAACCGTTCCGTCAGCATAGTAAGCAGGTTTTCTTAACTCCGTTATAACATTTGCCGAAGCATCTAAGACTTGGATTCTATATCTAAAGTTGGTTTGAGTTGTCTGACTGCTTGAAGCCAAATAAATGATTGGGTCAAAACCACTAACGAAAAGGTCAGGTTGTTGAATAAATGTAACTGCCATTATCTATATAATATTAATTAAGGTTAAAAATACCTTACCGCTTAAACTCGGTTATAAGTTTAAACTCAACTTCTTTGCCGATAATATCACTCAGCATCGTTGTAAGCTCGTTGTAACTCTCTTGGTTAAATGTGTCGGTATAGAACTTAGTTCCGTCAATACCTTTCTTTTTAATTGCATCGGCCATCGCCTGAGCCATTGTAAATGAGTTTTGTATTACCTCTGCTCCACTTTGATTCTTGCTTGTCCTTACGGGTATTCCTTTCCTTGCAATGAAGTCCTGTAAACTACTAATCATTTGAGGCGGTGTTGCCATGTTCTTAAATGCAAACCCTTGAGGAAAGTCTTTGTTTGTGTAGGTTTTTGTAGGAACGCCTGAGGCTGATTGATTCTTTAAACCCTTTACCCCCAAATCTATAAACATCCAGTAATCGTTTAACTCAATAGCCATATTGACCACAGTCCCTTTGACAGTTGGATTCTTTAAAACTATACTTTGAGCCAAATTACTCTCGGTGTTCTTATGCTTCAATCTCTGTCTTAAAAGTTGTCGCATACTTTCAGCGTTGGCGTTGCCCCATAACTTTAAGGCACTTGCGCACTTGTCTAATATATCGTCGCTTAGTTTCATTTCTTTGGTGTGTTATCGGCTTTATCTTTTAAATAGCAAAGGTGGTTTAAGAAGTCATAAGCGTTCATTTTAAAATAGAACGAAAACTTTGACCTATCCTCTTTAGCAAAGAGCTTATCGATTGTCGCATACCAAGACCACTTAGCAGAGAACCAATCCGACTCTTGTTCTTCGTCTTCGGTTTCTTTTTCTTTGTTAAATAAGATGGGGTATCCTGCGACAATTTCACTAAAAGAAGTGCAAAAAAAAACCCTATCGGATAAGCGACATCCACATCTAAGTTCTCTCTGAATAACTCCGCTCTCCGATTGAACTCAGTCATTTGCACATCTTCGTCTTTCTCCTTGTAGCACATAGTTGCTAAGATTAAATGCAGGTTGTCAACGATAGCCTCTTTCTCTTTAGTCAATGATGACATCGATATAAACTGCTCGGTATTCCAATCGGTAATATACTGATTAACAAAATACTTTTCGCCTTGAACAATAAACTCAGTTACCCACTTGTCAGGGAATGAACTGATGTCGGGAATAGTTATGCCCTCTTGCTCTTTAAGAAAGTCAACCCACTTCATTCGTCGGTATTCTGAAATAGGTTTACCGGTAAGCACTGACATCACATTGTATGCCGTTCTTATTTCATTGTTGTCGCCTAATTTAATGGCGTTGTAGAGTCCTTGATATTGTTTTATGTTCATCTTATCTTATTCTATATGTGCCGATTGTTTTGTTTTCTTTAAATGATTTGTATGCCAGTGCTAAAGCCATAACGCAGTCATCATGGAAGCCGTCCCTTGCTGAGTATCTAACACCCGTTGAAGTAAACTTGTATTCAAACACTTCAAGCTCATCGGTTATAGTCCCCTTTGGATAACCGATTAACCCTTGATGTATTGCACTTACTATGCCTTCCATTAATTGTTGCTTACTTTGAGCGGTAAACTTAAAGCCTTGAATGTTTGGTATGCTTAAACTTATCTCTTCAATGATTGGGTCGCCCACTCCTGTACTATCGGCATACCCTACTGTGTTTCTACTTAGTTGTAATAAAGTATCCTTTGTGTGTTGCCATGACTTTTGGAAGCGTTCAAAGTGTGCTACATTTCCGTCTTGGTCTAAACCAATTATAACCGTATAGTCATAAGACTTGGCTAAATCTATTCCAAAGTACTTTGCAGGTTTAGTGCTTAAAGGTTGAATGCAGTTTCTTATAGCATCAGAACCAAATGGATTGTCAGCGTTCTGCATTGGGTTAGCCATGTACTCTTGCTCAAAGACTGCGTTAGGTAGCATTTGTTTTGCCTCCTCAATCTCTGACACTGGTATATAAGGATTGTCATAAGTACTAAACTTAAATGTCCTCCAATCATGTCCACTGTTTTGAGTAAGTGAATAGAAGTAATCAAAGCCTCTCGGAGTAGATACAAATAAAGCCTTACCTGAATAGTCCGTTAGCGTTGGTCTTATAACTCTTTCCCAAGCCTCCTTTAAGTCTTTAACATAACTTGCCTCGTCTACTATGACCATGTGGAATTTATGTCCCCTCAATGAGTTAATGTTCTCTCCAGTAAAAAACCTTAGTTCTCCGTTATTAAATTTTATAGTTAGTTCGGTTCGATTTGTCTTAAAGATATTACCGCCTAATTTAACTATCTCATCAAAGAACACCGATGCTAATTGATAGGTCGGTGTAATGTATGCCACTCTTTTTTGTGACATGATATTTAGGATTGAGATTTGAGAGCTTATTAAACTCTTGCCAAACCTCCTCCCACACAATAAAACAATAAATCGTTTATCGCAGTTTAGAATTTGTTGTTGTGCCTCATGTGGCTTATGCAGGATTAACTCCGTCGCCATACTTTACTATTATTTCGCCTGAGGTTTCAACCTTAGACTTGTCAATGATTCTTTGTCTTAACTTATTGTATTCTCCGATTGCTTTAACTTTACTGCTCATGTCAGCGTTTTGAGTGAGGGCAAATAAAAGTTGTTTGTCCACAAAGTTATCGTTTAATCCTGCCTCATCAAGTTGCTCATTGATGCACGCGAGAATGTTAGGTTTAGTTAATAGCTCACAAGCACTAACTTTCGCCCCATTGTATTCCCTAATGTCCGTATAATCAAGCCCATATGCCATGCAATAAGCTCTTACTCCGTTACCAAAGAACTCCTCACTTACATAGTACTTGCAAAATAGCTTTTGTTTCTCGTTTAATTCTTTCATTTTTGTTTTATTATGTCTAAGTATAAATAGAATAGTTTATTGTCTGCGGTAAAATTACTTGTAAACTGAGGGCGTTTGATTATTACTTTCGCCTCTTGTTGTCTACTCAATAAATCGTGGTCGGTTCTTTGTCTTGGCTTCATGGTGTTTTATTAATGTATAGCTCCAAAAACTCGTCCAATTTTAAAATGCTAATCCATTCACACCCCCCTGAGTAGAACGATACATATTCATAGCCGTTCACATCGGTGTACTTGGAGAAGTTGTCCATCGTAAGAAAGAATCTTGAAACGATGTTACACTCTGCTAAATCATACCAGTCTTGGTCTTCTTGTTCTGCCGTTAGTTCAAATATTTCAATCCACATTTTAGTATATTTGTTTAGTAAAGTAGTCTATTCGTTTGTTGTGTACTCGGTATTGTCCGCCATCTCTTATCTCTACTCTTGCAAATCCTAAGTTATGGCGCATATTGTGAGGGTCATAGCTTGGGGCTAAGGTGCAAAGACATCCCGTTGAGTAAGTTGTTATCAATGTGCCGTCTAATAAGCTCTCAGAGTGTTCACTTGTTTGATGGCAATGTCCTATAAGCATAGAGCCTTTAAGTTTGTTAAAGATTCCCTTAGATGGGTTAACG